TCAGCGCGTGTTAATATGCGTTGTGAGTAGTCTACCTCGCTACCAGGCTGACCTCTTGTCATGATTGATTTAGCCATTTCATTCCCCTGTTGCTGTATACTAAATAGACACAGTGTTGTCAGATTGGCAACATAATTTTTTATATTTTTCCTCTTGCGTAAACAAATTGGCTATGTTTATGTAGACAAACTACAATCAACACTGGCGGACAAAATAGAAAATGTTGACAATAGATGCGGAAAAAATCATTCTACACTTTGGTGGCGTAAAAAAAGTTACTCGAGCATTAAAAGAAGTCGGCCATCCGAGAACAGCACACGCAGTACGAAACTGGGTGCGCAGAAATAATATACCGATAGATAGTGTGCTTACGCTTGCGTACATAGCGCGTGGCAACAATCAACGGTTTGACTTGTTGGATTATGTAGCAACGGAGGAGAAAGATAATGATGCATAATTTTTGTAATTTATATTTTTGGTCTAGCAGTTATACTTATCGGTATCTTGCTAATACCACAAATCTTGTAATATCAATTTTTAAATTTCAGTCTCGACGCGGATGTCCGCAAAGTGATTGGTTTTCTGGAAACAGCTGGGGTAGCTTAATCGCGTCTTTAGCTCCGCCAGTAGAGAGTGAGGTGCTATGTCACTAGCGCTTGTTACAAATTTTCCAAAAACTCTTAACGATGATTTAAACGAATTTGACATATATTTAGCGGAAGCTGTTCCACACAGTTTTGAAAAATATCATTTACTTTCTTTACTAATTACAATTTTAGAAAGCGATAATATCCGTGAAACAGATAAAACTAAAACAATACAATTGTTGCTTAAACATAGCGACACTTTAAAATCCATGCTGAGGTACGGATCGAAAGAAGTATCAGATATTTTATACGATGCTGAAGCCAAAGTGAGGAACATTGGGTGACAGTTATAGGTATCGACCCAGGCATCAGCGGAGCAATAGCCAGGTATAATCCCAGCAAAGCTACCCTCGATGTTTGGGATATGCCAATCCTCGAAGTAAATAAAAAGAAAACAATAAGCCCATATCTTGTGGTAGACATATTAAAAGAGGCGGCAGCGCCCGTGTATATTGAGAAAGTCGCAGCAATGCCAGGTCAAGGCGTAACATCAATGTTTAATTTTGGAAAAGGTTTCGGGGTCTTACTGGGCGTAGCTGCCGGATTAGGTCTGCAAACCACACAAGTAACACCGCAACAATGGATGAAGGCGTTAAAATGCCAAAAAGGTAAAGACGCTAATCGTCAACGCGCTTGCGAGTTGTTCCCTAAATACAGTCATTTGTTCTCTCGAAAGAAAGACGATGGCCGTGCGGATGCAGCTTTACTTGCTTATTACGCCATTTCATTTGTCGAAAGTGTTGATTGATATGACCGACAACGACAGACAAAACGGCTTTGTAACACATAACATTAAGCGTATCAGCGTTAGCAATGTAAATACTTGGCGCGAAGCGCAAGATGTATGGGTTGCTCGATACTTAGGTAAGGTTCGGTTTCCATCTGGTTTTGCAGCGGTGCAAGGTAAAGCAGTTGAGCGAGGTGTAGACCTTGGGCTTTACGAAGGTGAAGACATTGATGCTTGCGTAAAGAAAGCAGTGCGTTATCTGAAAAATGATAGCCTTACGTTACCTAAACGAGCCGAAGAATTAGAAAAGCGCGTTCCCATTGTGGAGCGTATGACGGCAACAGCCTTAGAACACCTGATGCCGCTGGGTAGACCAGACGATCCACCTAAAGATCAGAAGCAGCATAACGTTGGTATTAACGTTCGGTTTCGTCCTGGTGATGATGGTACTGTGCAGCTTCTTGGCTACCTCGATTATTACTATGAAGAAAAGAATTTGGTTGTCGATCTGAAAACAACCTCGAAAGCGCCAACAAAGTGGTCGCTTAGTCACGGAATACAAGCAGCCGTGTATCAGGCAGCTGTCAAAAGCATGACGGGCAAAAAGCCAACAGTAAAGTTTGGCTACGCATTAACGCGGCAGCGCGATCCTTGGGTCTGGTTAGAACTCAGCGACGACGATGCAGCGAAATATCTAAAAATCTTTAAAAAATCAGTTCAACAAATGGAGGCATTTTTAAGTCTATCGTCCGATAGCAACGAGCTTATAGCAGCAACACCACATAACCCAGACAGTTTCTATTGGAACAATGCCGAAGAAATCGCCACGCAATTCTTTGGCTAGGGAAGCCTTTTGGTTCAGCGAACCAGTGGCGCGTGAAAGGTCTAAAAAAGGTTTGTTGTGGTTGCGCGTTCTCGATCAAGTCACACGGGATGCCGAGGAGCTTGATAGCAACGATGTTTATAAGCGGCGTGACGCCATCGAAGCAATCGCGTGGGTGCGTTTTCCAGACGAAGACTTCACTGAGGTTTGCCAGCTAGCCGACGTAGACCCAGTAAGATTCAGAGATAGGGTGCTTAATTTTTGTCGCTCTAATTATCCGCAGTCACTTCTGCTGCGCGTGATCGCCTACCACGAAAAATTAGGCGCTAAACAACGGAATATTAAAGGAGATTAAAACTTATGCCGTTACAATTTATCCAGGAAACAGGCGGAAACGCTTTCGTAAGATACATGGTCAGAGACAACGAATGGCAAATGTCCAGCGCAGCTGGCATGGAAACATTTGATATGTCCAGCGCACCAGTTGTTGTTGATATAGAAAACATACAGCTTGGTTGGCTTAAACTTGAAGGTGGCAGAGATTGGCATCCGTGGCCAAAAAATGACCCGATGAAGGTGACAAAGCCCAGCGATGCACATAATCAAGGCTTTTCAGTCATGTTCTACAGCACAAAGCTGTTTGAAGATGAACCAGTGCGTGAGTTGTCTGCAAGTGGCGCTGGCATCAGGCAGTTTGTCATGGATTTATACGAAGAAGCAGAGAAATCTAAGGAGTTTGGCAGCGGCAAAGTACCAGCTGTTAAAATAACAGACGGCAAAAAAGTTAAAATGGGCAAGAACGATAGCCGTGTTCCTCAGTTTGAAATCGTAAAATGGATCAATCGACCAGACGAGCTTTCTGGTGACGTACCTCCACCAGAAAAAACCGCACCGCCCATTTCTCCGGCTTCACAGTCAGGTGGTGCGCCGAACGTGGATTTTGACAACGACGAAATCTAGCGTTCGAACTGGGCGGCGGTTTTGGTAGGTTATCCGTCGCCCTTTAATAAACAGGGGAAAACATGAGCAAAGTTAAGTGGGCAAAGCATTGGCATGATCGCGGTTTCAGCGTCGTTCCAGTACATTACGTCACAGAAGATGGCGGATGCAGCTGTTCGGCTGGTAAAGATTGCCATTCACCTGGCAAACATCCAGCGCCTCGATCGTGGAAAAAATATCAGGAACAACGGGCAGACTACGACCAGCTAGAGTGGTGGTTTGAAGAAGAATACGCAGAATACAACTTAGGCGTGGTCACTGGCAAAATCAGCGGCAACATCTATGCCATTGATGTAGACATCGGTGAGGGCAAAGACGGGCAAGAGAGCCTCGATGATCTGTGTATGGCATACGACGATCTGCCAATGACGTTCGAGCAAAGAACGGGGTCAGGTGGTAAGCATATATTTCTAAAAGCACCAGACGATCAAACAATAATCACGGGCAAAAACGTGCTCGGGGAGGGGGTCGATACCCGGGGCGAGGGCGGATTTGTGGTTGTAGCTCCAAGCAATCACAAGTCCGGCCAGCATTATAGCGTCGAGGATTGGGCGAAAGACCTTAATATCGAGGACAGTCCAGAATGGATTACAGAACTCGCAAAGACAGAAGCGCATAGATTAAACGGCGGCAGCAACCTCCAAGATACCCAAACCAACATGTTCGGCAAAATGGTCGATGGTCGAGAAGGGTACATGGTGCAGCTGATTATGGGAACGCTGCATACATGGTGGACGCAACGCGGTGAACTTCCAACAGTCGAGCAGCTTGTCGAAGAAGCATGGCCAGTGTTCGAGCGTAAAGCAAAGTCGCGTAACAAAACACTGGCAGACGATGGGCGTGGCCTCGATCTGTTTAAGAAGAAAGCTTGGTATCAGCTAAAACGCGCCAAGAATAACGAACTACGCATCATAACAGAAGAAAATAAGAATACCGTCGCCAATGTCAGGTCGGACGGTCGATCCGAAAGCTCTGAAGCACCCCCTGTTGTCAGTGGCTTTCGGATCACAGATTGGTCGATGCAGCGATACTCAGGTGAACCGCCAGAAATGGAGTGGCTCATCGATGGTATCTTGCCGCGTCGAGTGCCAGGACTAATCAGCGCAATCGGTGGGCTGGGCAAGAGCTTTATCTTGCTCGATCTGGCAATGAAGGTGGCTGGTGGTGATCAGGGTATGCACCAAGAGAGGGCGTTCGGCGGCAACATAGTACACAATGGCAAAGTAGTGTTCTTTGGTGCAGAGGATAGCGCCAACTCGATGCACCGTCGTATCGCATCAATCGGAGGTGCAAACCTAAGAGATCGAGCAGCTGGTAATCTTTTTGTCGTGCCAATGCCCGATGCTGGC